GGCGACTGGTGTATTTACAGTATACGTAGATATCGGTATACATGCCGATAGGTCTAGCGATAGTGTGCTGTGGCTGTACTACATAATGTCCTATATCCTGTTCAAGGAGAAGAGGCGAGCCGAACGACTTGGTCTTAAACTTCATACCTGGAGCGCCTCTGATTACAATAAGGACGCAGGTAAGATGGCTGAAAACATCTGGACTCGCTGGGTTAGATTTAAGTGTACTACTCAAAACTATCTAGGTGATGAGCCTAGAACTGAGGCGGATGCGCTTAATCTTGACTTAGATGGCCAGCCGGCAACCAGTGATGATGACGATGATATTACGGACATCAGTGACTAAGGTAGAACTATAATATATAATGTAGTGAGGAGAGCATAATGGCGAAAGAAAAGAAGGTTACTTCAAAATCCGCTGAGGAGGCGAAGGACTACAAAGAAGAGATCAAGGCTATGGAGCGAAAGAAGCGAGAAGCTGCCCACAAGGCTGCGGCCGCTAAGCCCATGTCTAACTCTGATAAAGAGGTCTCTTTCGATGAGTGGTATATGATGCGATCAGCTTCTATTCCTAAGAACCACAGGAAAGAAGTGTTGAAAGCTGACTTTAAAGGCCGGGGTCTTGGTAATAAAGCTGAACTATCTCGCTATGATGAAGCTTTAGAGAAGTATGGTGTTAAGCTAAAGAAGTAATCTAGCTTGATCCATATGTTATAATGAAACAAGAACTCGACTGTAATTAGGAGGCCCTAAAATGGCAATTAATGTAAGTTTTAATGGTGCTACCATTTTTAAGCCAGGTGCCTATTCGAAGGTAGAAATCGACCTGGGTGGTGGGTTTCCGCTTAGTCCCGCTGGAATTGTGGCGATTATCGGTGAATCCGATCGAGGGCGTCCGGCTAGTGCGGAAGCAGATATCAAAAATAATGTGTTCAGTCCTGAACAACTCCCTGAAATCCGAGCAAAATACGGAACAGGGGCAATTGTAGACGCGGCAAATTTCGCGTTCAGCCCAGCTACTGATGGTGCGATTCCTTCAGGAGCACAAGCTCTTTACATAATCAAGACTAACCAATCAGTTCAAGCCTCGCTTGATCTAGCAAATACCTATGGAACTATTCGTGCAAGAGAATACGGAGTAGGTGGTAACCGCGTAACATATAAAAATGTTCTCATCGGTGAGACACCTGCATCTGAAGCATCAAGCGCAGCTTTTGATGAAACAACAATCTCTATGGGTGATGCGTTCGATCTATCTACAAACGGTGGAGCACCGAATACATTTACGTTCCCTGCTGCTCCAGCAAACAACGCAGCTCTCGCTGCAGCTCTTGCTGACGGTGCCAACTGGTCTGGCGGTCTTCCCGCTGGTATCACAATCGCTGTTGGTGGTGGTGACGGTGCTTCTACTGTAACAATCAGTCAGGACGCACTTGCAACTGCTCATCAACTTGGATGGGGACGAAGTTTCGAATTAGCTGAAGCTTCTGGAACACCTCTCGCTGATATGAATCTAGCTGAAGATCTTCATGTTCCTGCGGTTGAACCTTCTTCAACAGTTACACTTCGTCAGACTAGAGATCTTCTTGAAGAAGAAGAAACAGTTGGCGGAAATATCGTAGTGAGCATCGGTAACGATGACGCTGGCGGCACTTCAGCAACAGTTACTATCAATGCTAATGACATTGTCTTAACTGCAGTTGGTGGTGCTAATGCTGGAGTGAACACTCTTCCTAAGAGTTCGTACGCAACTCTAGCTGAGTTGATGGAAGCTATCAACTTGCTACCAGGATGGAGTGCTGCTACTGAGAGCGCTCTATACAATCAACTTCCTTCAGATGTTCTTGATGAAGTATCTGCAATCGGTGCACTTAGTGCAGCCAGTGAAAAACCAGCTAGATTGAAGAAAGATGCTCAAGATGTTAAGGATATGTTTGCAGATTCTGGTATCGCAGAACTTGTAGGAACTTCTCCTTCACAAGTCAGTGACACAGGATTGCCTGATGCACTTACTGAAACTTCACTAACTGGTGGAGCAAAAGGTGCAACTTCATCCGCTAACATCGTTGACGGAATTGAAAAATTGACAAAAGTTCGAGTGAACACTGTTGTTCCTCTCTTCTCTAGAAATGCTGTTGACGATATCGCTGACGGTATGACTGACCCTGCGTCTTCATACACTATCGACGGTATCCATCAGACTATCAAGACTCACTTGAGCTTGATGGCTACAACTAAGAGACGAAGCGAAAGACAGGCCGTTCTATCGGTAAAAGAATCGTTTGACGACGCTAAAACTACTGCTGCTGATATCGCAGATTTCAGAAGCCAGTTGGTTATCCAAGATGTACGTCAAACAGACTCACAAGGAAACATCAAGTGGTTCCAACCTTGGGCATTGGCCGTGTTGCTTGCAGGCGCACGAGCTGGAGCTCCTGTTGGTACTCCGATGACTAACAAGTTCTTGAACGCATCTGGTATCAGACATACTGCACAAGCTATGTCAACTCCTGAAGAAGACATTGCTCAGGATTTCGATCCAGATACTCAGTTCGACGAAGCGATCCAAGCGGCAATAACCTTCTTGGAAGCCCCTCAAACTGGCGGGTTCAGAGTTGTAGTAGATAACACTACTTACAACCGAGATGCTAACTGGGTACGAAACCGTGCTAACGTACAGTACGCAGCCGACATCTTGGCCTTTGACCTAAGAACTCAACTTGAGGCTATCTTCGTAGGTGTTAAGAACACCCTTAGAGCAGCTGAAATCAAGTCAGTTGTTGAATCGATCATGGCCACATTCTTGGCTCAGGGGATCACAGTAAGTACTGAAGATGCCCCTAACGGGTTCAAGGAACTTACAGTCCAATTGGTGGGTAACACTATCAATATAAGCCTAGTCGCTAAATTAGTTGAAGGTATTGACTTCGTACTCGCTGAGATCACAATCCAGAGAGCAACAAGCGAAGCTTAATAACAGCGTAGATTAACATCTCTCTGTTGGGGACCATAGCTATCCCTCCGCTATGGTCCCTATTTTTTTTAAGCAAAACAGTGGTATTATAGATTTAGTAAGTGACTCCTAGTCTAAAAATAGCTAGGTAATGGACAACCGCAAGTCCAATAGGAGAAAGAGAAAATGGCTGGTAAAAAACCCTCATTTGTAACTGGCGCGAATGCGAAAATCAAGGCAGGCGACTTGACGATCGGATATGCGCAAGACGTATCGTACAACACCACTGTGACGACTATTCCCATCGAGCGAATGGGTGCATACGAAGTTGTAACTAACGAACCCGTGGCGTACTTCGTTGAAGGAACGCTAAGCGTTATTCGCTATACCCAGGTTGCCCAGAATATGTCTGGTGCTGCTGCTACAGGTAACGGCGTTGGTAATTGGGACTTCAAAACCGGTGGTAATGCTTCTGAGCATGTTAACCCAGGTGCACTTTTGGCTTCCCAAACTTGGGACCTTGAAGTGTTCCAGAAGTTCGATAATAACGGTGCTGTTGATACATCGGATGTTGTAAAGGTCAAAGATTGCCGATTCACTCGTAAGGGTGGAGCGATCAACAAGCGTGGCGTATTAGTCGAACAGTTTGCTTTCAATGCAATCTTAATCGAAGACGACAGCTTCGACGCAAGCGAATCCGGCGATATTGACCTATCCTAATTAGGAGGTCTGTAAATGGCTAAATTAGCTCCGTTTTTTTTAACGGGAGCCAATGCGAAGATTAAGCTTAACGGAAAAACGTTAGCTTTTGTAACGGATTTAAGCTACTCAGTAGAAATTCCGCATGCAGCACCTACATTGCTTGGTAACTACGAACCAGCATCGTTGGAGCCGCTTGCCTATAAAGTTCTAGGATCGTTTAATTTAATTAGATATATCGATGGTGTAGCGAACGATCTCAAATCAAGAGGCTATAAGATACCACATGGAGTCAACGACAATGGTAACGGCGTTGGTAACTGGGGACCAGACGGTTTTTTAGATCGCAATGGTATATTCAGCAGCGATGGTCAGGCTAATAAAGCACTTAATCCTGCTGAATTCGATGGTGCCGTTAGATTTGATATAGAAGTGTGGCAAAAAACACCCGGTGGAGAACTGTGTGCTGTTGCTAGATTTAGAGACTGCAGGATCGTAAGAACTAACTTTAATATAAGTAAAAAAAGTCCTGCTATGCAGAGCTTTTCATTTCAAGCACTGTACGCAGATGAAGATAGTTTTTTATCTAACATGTCTGGAGAAGGGCAGCAATTCGGGTAAATTAGATGTCAAAAGGTTTTGGAGAAGGTAAAAATCAAGGATTTGGTGCTCAATTAGCTGATAATTTAGCTTCGGGTGCTGGGCTTACTAATGTTTTCAGTAGCAGACCAGTAGCTAAATTTATGACTGGTGCTAGGGTTGTGCTCCGTGTAAACGGACGAATTTCAGCATCATTTTCTCAGGTGTCATGGGATATTCAGACTGATGGTAAGGAAATTCAAACCATAGATGATTACCTTCCACATGAGATTGCACCAACTAGAATTAGTGTAACAGGCACACTAAGTGGATTTAGAATCCCTGGACAAGGTCCTACTTCAGAGTTAATTCAAGCAGATATTATGTCATTTTTAATGCAGAAATATGTAGCTATTGAAGTAAGAGACTCGCAAACAAATGAACTGTTATTTTTTACTGCCAAAGCTCAAATCACGGGTCGTTCTGAAAATCATACATCAGAGAATCTATCGAATATTACCCTTAAGTGGAAGGCTGTAGGATGGAAAGATGAGCGACCACCTGAGTTGCCTAAAGGTATTGAGCCTGGTGCTAATAATCCACTTAATAATAAAAATCTTAGCCCAGTACAGCAGGCTGCTAATAAGGTATCTAAGTTCTTTGGTGGTGGCACCGTATTCTAATCTTACCTAAGGTATAACAAGGTACAAGGAGACACTATGGATCTGCCTAAGAATGAACGTACATTTTATTTTGAAGAAAAAGGTGACGCCACACATGAACAATATAAAGGTGAATTCACTACATTATGTGTTCCCGATATGAGAGCCCGAAGGGCAATTGAGATAGAGAAAAGTAGACTTTCAGCGGATGTTGCTCACCCAACCGACAACCTTGCTGGCCTAGCTATCATTCTTGCTAACCTTAGAGTACGTATTCTTAAGGGTCCAGCCTGGTGGGAAGAGTCAGGTGGTGGCTACAGTGTCATGGATGAGAATATTCTTGTTAAGTTATACGACAAGGTGTTAGAGCAGGAAGACTTATGGCGAGCAGATATAAGAGAGCGTGCCAATCCTCAAAAAAAAGAGGAGAAAGACCTGGGAAACGCACAAGAGGAGAGCAAGAAGTAAACGAACTCTCCTCTTATGAAGCAATACTACAAATAGTCAAAAACAACGCACATGGTGTGGTTCAGTCCGAGACGACCTTACTGCACAAACTGCAGTCATGGTGGTCTAACTACTATGAGCGCCCGCTTAAAGATCCATTACTAGAATCCTACACATTAGAAGAGCTGCTATATGAATACCATGATAAGGTAGAGCGCCGTAAAGCAGAAGAACAAAGTTCTGATAAAGAAGCTGATAGAATAGAAGAAGAGCGTATCAAGACAAGTTTAGATTGGGCTGAGGAAGAAGAGCGAAAGGAGCTAGAGACTATCAGGGTTCAAGAGGCCGAAGAGGCCAAGCGTAAGGCCGAAGAGCAAATAGAGATTGAGCGCCAGATAGAGATAGCTAGAAATACTATTGGCGGCGATTTTAGCGATGATATAGATACGGACTTTGGAGATAACTAGTGGCAGATGATGTAAATAAACCTAAAGGTAGCAAAAGAGTAGATGCTAGCAGTCTTGGAAGTACATTTAGGAAAATAACTCAAGCCGCTAAACCAGGTGTCGAAGAGACTAAACTACAAGCTATTCAAGAAGTCCTGCAGTCCAGGATGGATGACTTACAGGAACGTTTTGATTCTATTACGGCAACTAAAGAGCAACTCGATGAGCATTTAAAAGATATTGCTGCAATAGGTGCACCGCTTGGAACTATAGGGGCTAGACTAGAGGGTTTTCAGGCTGGACGTCAAACTAAAATCCAAAAAGTAACCCAACAGCAAATAGGTAGATTTGCAAGCGAAAGAGCCTCATCTAGAAGAATTCGTGAATTAGGTCAACAATCAGGTACATACGGACAAGCGTCCGAGATGGCAAATCAACTCCCTGGTTCAGTACT